ATCGACGACGTCCACGACCTCGACGAGCTGCGCGAGCGCCTCAACTCCCTCCGCTCCGGCATCTCCGTGCTCCTGGTGTCCCTGCACAACATGCACGAGAAGGCCGAGGGCATGCACACCACCATGTCGGCCGTCGAGGACGCCGTGGACAACCCCGACGACACCCTCTGACAACCCTTCAGGGGTCGCCCTGTGTTTCCGGCGTCAATGGATCGGCGCTTGTTCCATAGTTCACAGGGCACCCCTCCCCTTTCCACCCACCCAACAAACCCATGAAAGCATACACGCCCCCCACCCCTAAAGAAATCGCCTGCCTATCCCTCACCCATACCCGCGCTGAGTACGACGCCCTGCCCGGTCTTAACCAGACCATGGCCAAGGTCCTCCTCCGCTCGCCGGCCAAGTACAAGCATGCCCTGGCCAACCCCCCGAAGGCCACCGCCGCCCTCCGCGAAGGCATCATGACCCATGCCGCCGTCCTGCAGCCCGACCTGTTCGCCCGTTACAAGCCCGAGCCGGACGTCAAGAAGAACACCAAGGAAGGCAAGGCCGCGTACGAGTACTGGAAGACCACGCTGGCCCCGACCGACCTGCCCTGCGACTGCGACGAGTACGACAACGCCCTGCACTACGCCGACGGCCTCCGCGCCGTGATGGCCACCCACGGCATCCGCGTCCACGCCGCCGAGATCGCGCTGTCGGCCACCTACATGGGCGTGGCCCTCAAGGGGTCCATCGACTTCATCGGCGCCGACGGGGTCATCTACGACCTCAAGACCACCCGCGAAGAGGCGACGGCCTACGGCTTCGGCCGCGAGCTGCAGCGCAACCCGGACTTCCGCCTGCAGGCCGCGTGGTACATGCACCTCTGGAAGCTCGTCTTCGGCGAGTCTCCCGCCGGCTTCCGCCTGATCGTCGTCGAGAAGGAAGCCCCCTACGAGGGCGCCGTCTTTGAACTTGACCAGGAGCTCATCGCCGATGGCGGCATGAAGATGCTGGAGGCCATCACCACCTTCCAGAAGTGCTCCGAGTTCGACTCGTGGCCGACCTACCCCGCCGAGATCATCAAGGTAGAGCCCTGGAAGAAGCCCGGCGAAGCCACCCCCCTCTCCTTTTCCTAACCACCCAACCACCCAGAACACATGAACCAGCCCCCCGAACGCCCGGCCCTTAAGACCATCACCAAGACCGGCATCTACCACCTCCGCGTCAGCAAGCCCAAGGCCGAGAAGGTCCGCACCTGGGACGACGGCACCATGTCCTGCCGCGTCTTCTTCATGGACGCCGAAGGCAACTGCCTGTCCCAGTCCTACGGCACCAAGTACGCCAACTCCCTCGCCATGATGGTCGGCAAGATGTCCGGCCAGTACGTCAGCGCCTTCGCCGGCCAGACCCCCGAGGACTACGTGGCCTACGTCTCCAAGGCCGCTGGCAAGACCACCGAGACGCTCGTCGAAGTCACCCCGGGCGAGCCCCGCGACGGCATGCCCACCTACAAGTACAAGCTGACCTGGGCCAAGAAGGGCCAGACGCTCACCGCCCCGGACTCCTTCTGACCATGGCCAAGCACGTCATTATGATCTGCGGGTACGCCCGCTCCGGCAAGGACACTTTCGCCAAGGGCCTGATTGCTGGCGCCACCAATCGGGTGCACACGCTGGCCTTCGCCGACTCCCTTAAGTATGCCTTGGGGTCCGCAACCAAAGAACTCGACCTCGACGTCAACTATATGCTGACCGAGAACAAGCTGCAGGACCGCGATCTCCTGGTAGAGTTTGGTCGGGCCATGCGCCGCCGCGACAAGGACGTCTTCGTTCATCGTATTCGCAATGTTATCGCCAACTGCGAGGCTGATGTGACTTGGGTCATCACCGATTGGCGCTACTTGAACGAGTATAGCCTCATCAGTCATGCCTGCGAAAAACACGGCTACACGTTGCACACTGTCCACATCGAGCGCCACGGCTGGGAGGCCGCCAACGAGGAAGAGCGCATCAACCTTGAGGAAGTAATTGGGCGATGCCCCATTGACGTATCCATCAACGCCACCAGCGGGGACGAGGAGGCTGTTATCCTCGCCGGCTACCGCACCGCCCAACTCTGGCACCTGTGAGCATCGACCCTATCATCCTCGCCGGCTACGGGGACACCCCCGCCGACCTGTACGACCTGTCGAAGAAGTGGGCCATCACTCCCGCCCGCCTCAAGTTCCTTTCCCGCTGCCCTTCCGGCATCCACCGCAACTGGCTCAAGGATCAGGGCAAGTGGACCCCCGAAGAGAAGCGCCTTGCCGCACAGTGCCGGCTGGCCTACCGACAGAACTTCACCGCCCACGAGGCCGCCGAGATGGCCAAGGTCAAGGTCGAGGTCATCAACGCCTTCCTCGAAAAGGTCGGCGCCACGTGGCCCGCTGGTTGCCGGCGGAAGTTAGCCTGGGGCGGAGGCACCACCCTCAACGCCCGCCGCGAAGGCGGCAACCTGCTCGCGTCCAACGTCAAGGCCACGCCCCAGCGCAAGACCAGCGACAGCGTAGAGCAGACCCTGCTGAAGGCCCGGGCCAGCGGCCTGTCCCTGCGTCAAGCTGCGGCCGTGTCCGGCATCCCCTACCCGACGCTGTACGCGGGCTCCCGACGCTTGGGCATCACGATCGCCAAGGTCTACCGCCCCCGCACTGTGAAAGGCAAGGTGCGCCTGTGAGCGACTCACTGGAAGCGTCGATGATGAAGCGCATCGGCGAGCTGAAGGCCGAGAACGCCCGCCTCAAGGCCGAGTGCCAAGCCCGCCAAGCAGAGAACAGCGTGCTGGCAGTCGAGTGCGATAGCCTCAAGGCCGAGGTCGAGCGGCTGACCAAGGCCGGAGATGGACTCCACGCCTTTCTCATCAACTACATTGTGGAGAGCCGCATCTCATCGGCATACCTCAATAAACTAGACGATGGGTGGTTGAACGCCAAGAAGGGAGGCCAGCCGTGAGCGAACCCATCCGCTTCGTCTTCGCGTCCGACTCCCACGGCGACATGGCCGACCCCGAGGCCCTCTCCGCCCTCTGGGAGTTCTGCAAGGACTACAAGCCCCACGTCCGCATCGCCGGCGGCGATCACTTCGACTTCCGCGCCTTGCGCCGTGGCGTCGGCACCTCTGACGCGGAGAGCGGCGAGTCCCTCAAGGCCGACCTCGAGGCCGGCATGGACTTCCTCAAACGCTTCCGCCCCACCGTCTACCTCTGGGGCAACCACGAGCACCGCCTCGACAACCTGATCGCGTCGAGCTCGTCCGCCCTGGTCCGCGACTATTGCCAGGACATCAAGGACACCATCAACCGCACGGCCCGCCAAGCGGGCGCCAAGACCATCCTGCCCTACCACGCCGACCTCGGCGTTTATCGCCTTGGCAAGATGGCCTTCGTCCATGGCTACGCCCACGGCGAGAACGCCACCGTCAAACAGGGCCTCCATTACGCCGTCCACGGCGGCGGCCTAGTCCACGGCCACACGCACACCCTCGCCAGCATCGCCCTGACCCAGCACGGCAGCGGAAATGCCTTCAGCGCCGGGTGCCTCTGTCAGAAGGAGGCCATGGGCTACGCCTCCCACCGCCTCGCAACCGCCCGCTGGGGCTCTGGCTTCGTGGCCGGCTGGGTCGATGGCAACGACTGGAAGGCGTGGCTCGTCCACAAGGTCGGCAAGCGCTGGGTCTGGCAGACCGGCCTCCGTCAATTCACCCCGAAGACCAAATGAGCCAAGGCAACAGCGTGCTGGCCTCCCACCGCGTCAGGGACGACATCCTCGACGCCATCGTCTCCGAGATCCAGAAGCAGGCCGAGAAGGCCCCGCCCGGCTTCCACCCCATCGACTACTGGGAGAAGCGCTGGAAGTGCAAACGCTCCTGCGCCAAGCGCTACCTCGGCGAAGGCGTCAAGGCCGGCATCCTGGAGCGCATCGAGCTGCGCCGCTACACCGGCAAGTACGTCCGACGCGCGCCCTACTACGGCCCCGCCCGCAAGAAGGCTCGACACAAGCCCCCCCGCTAGGCATACCCC